AGATAAAGGCGGTTCATCAGATAGAGATAAGATTACCGCTATAACCACATTAATGAAAATATCAGGAATGATGGAGACTCAAAAGACTACAGAGTCTGTTACATTGTTTCAAGGTTTTTCAAAGGAGCAATTAGATGCAATTCAAGGTTCCCAATACAAAAAATTGGCAGAAGTTAAAAAAGATAGTGAAAAGTAACCGTTGCGTTATTTGTTGCTATAGATTATATAAAACTGCAATCTACGTTTGGGATAAAGAAGAAAAAGACTGTACTCATGTAAAATGTTTTAACTGTCTTAGTGTATATGATAAAGACTTTGAGTTGACAGACGTGGGATTGCCAAGACAAACAGGAGAAGCATGAGATTAGCAGTATATGGAACACTAAGAAGAGGTTACGAAGAAACAGGTAAGGTAGAAGGATTTAGTTTAGTTTTTCCTGGACATCGAAACTTTCCAGCCCTTGTAAAGAATGAAAAAGGTAAAGGAGCTGTTGTAGAGGTTATAGATGTTACAAAAGATGAATTAGTAATGTATGACAAGTATGAGTCTACAGATTCTGGTTTGTATATCAGAACGACAGTAGATGTAATACTAGATGACACAGAAGAAAAAGAAAAGTGTTGGGTTTATGTAGCAGGTCCTGTTCTATGGCAAAATACTAGTATGTTTACTGAAGTTCCTGATGGAGACTGGTTGTCTCCTAAAACTCTTGTAATGATGGACAGGGTATATGAAAAAGAATACGAAGAAGCTAGATAATTTTAATATCATACCTCCAGACCTATCTCAAAAAGAGAAGGCTCTTGAACTAGCAAGAAAAGACATAGTTACTTTTGGACAAATGTTTTTGCCAGAAGATTTTATGAAATCAACTCCTGCACCTTATCAATATCAGCTTAGCGATATACTTTTGGGAGATGATAAAAGAGTTTGTATTATATTACCTAGAGGACATGCAAAGTCAACACTAGCTAAAACAGCTTTACTATATCAGTTGTATTTTGCACCACCAGAAAAGAAACAGTTTATTGCTTGGGTTTCTGAAGAACAGTCTCAGGCTATTGACCACATCAAGTACATACAGAATCACATAGATATAAATCCTGCACTTCAATATTACTTTGGAGACTTAAAAGGTAGTAAGTGGACAGAAAAAGAGTTTACTACTGCAAGAGGAGATAGGGTTATAGCAAAAGGTACTTCACAAAGACTACGTGGTCGTTCTCAATTAGGACTAAGATATACAAATATTATACTTGATGACTTCGAGTCAGAGTTAAATACTAAAACACCAGATAGAAGGAGAGAGATTAAAGAATGGGTAATGTCAACAGTAGAACCCGCTTTGGAAAACTCAAAAGAAAACGAAGGGTCAATATGGCTTATTGGTACGATAGTCCATTACGATTCATTCCTACAAGGAGTTTACGATGGGTATATCCAAGCAGAAAAGGAAGGTAGACAATCAGCTTGGAATGTATTATACAAGAAAGCAATAGTAGATGGAGTACCTTTATGGTCTAGTTACTTTACAAAAGAAAAGCTAGATGATATCAAAAGACGCTTCACAGAAATGGGACTTATACATAAGTTTGCTCAAGAATATCAAAATGAAGCTAGAGATGTGGACAATGCAAAGTTTCACATAGATAGAATTAATTATTATAAAGGTAATTTAGAAAATAGAAATGGATTCAATTATTTGATGATTGAAGAATCTGCTATACCTGTCAATGTATACATTGGTGTTGACTTAGCATATGAAGCTAATGCAAGAAGTGACTATCAAGTAATTATGGTTATTGGTATAGATAGTGATAGAAATGTTTATATATTAGACTTTTACAGAGAACATTCTCCTTTGTATGATATGCCAAAGAGAATTGTTGATTATGCAAGAGACTATAATCCTGTAAGAAGAGTAAATATTGAAAAGGTAGGAGCTCAAGGGTTAGTAAAGGATTATGTCAATCAAATAGCTGGTTCAGATAGAAAACTAGCACCAGGACTATCTCAAGGTGTCAGACCACCTCATGGTATAAAAAAAGAAGATAGGTTAGAAGCTTTGCTTTGTCCTATTGTAAATCGTAGAAAGTTATTTATAAAAAAAGAACATATAGCCTTAGTTGATGAGATGTTTGAATTTCCAAAAGGCAAGAACGACGACCTTCTTGATGGTTTATGGTATGCAGTTACGACTGCAAAGCCACCAAAGAGTTCAGCTATAGGTGCAGAGAAGCTTGGTGAAAATATAGCTAGAATAGAAGAAAGTCGTGCAAAAAGAGTCATAAACTGGATGACTGGACAAAAGTCTTAATTTTTTACTTGACTCAAGTAAATAAAAAACATTATTTTATAGACAAAAATTAAATTGGGAGTTTATGGCTAATTACGACGACAACAAATCAAAACCTCAGATTTCTAGAGAATTGTTTAGAAGATGGAGAGATGCTAGACAAAACTGGGATACAGAAGCTAGAAATGCTGTGGACTTTACACTAGGAAATCATTATACATCTGATGAGTCTGAAGCTTTACAATCTGTTGGACAAGCAGATTTTGTTATAGATAGAATTTATGCTGCTGTTGATAAGTTAAAATCTTTGTTAACAGCAAGACCAGCAAAGTTTTCTGTTATTGCTAGAGAAGATTCTGACAATAAAATAGCTAATGTTTGGAAAACAATATTAGAATATGTTTGGGATATATCAAACGGTGATAGTAATTTCAAACAAGTTGTACACGATTATGCTGTTACTGGTCTTGGATATATGTATGTATATTTAGACCCTGATGCAGATTATGGTAGAGGTGAGGTTAAGTATACTCATGTTGACCCTTTTCGTGTTTATGTAGACCCAGCTTCTAGAGATAGATTTTTTAACGATGCTTCTGGTATTATTCTTTCTACATTTCTAACAAAACAACAAATGTTAGACTTATATCCAGACTTAGAAGATGTTATTGATGATATTGAAGGTGGTATAGATTCATTGTATGGAGAAGATTATCCTTCTTCAACGTTGAAAAATACAAATGCTGCTATAACTCCAGACGAAGCAAAGAATTTAGATTACTATGTAAATCAAAAATATCAAATACTTGATAGATTTTACAAAGTAAGAGTACCATATTATAGGTTGTTTAATACTGTTACAGGGGCAGAAAAGATTGTAGACCCTGAAGTATATATACAGATTATACAAGAAGAAGAAAATATAAAAGCTATAGAGAATGGTGCTATAGAAATAGAAGAGATAATGCAAACAAGAATTGCACAATGCAGTAGCGTTGGAGATACTTTATTATATGAGCGTATTCTAAACACTGATATCT